GCCATTATTGTTTTTAAATCTTTCTTAGCCATGATTAGTAATTTATTGGGTTAAATTTTGTACTTGCATACACTACATAAAACTCTTCTTCGCCTTGGAATTCTAAAGTAACTTTAAGCCATAAGCCTTTCATCACACTTCCTTCGTCAAAGATAGCATCTACTTCTTTATTTACTGGAATAGGAACATCCCAATTATATTCATTATATTCAGGTTGTAACCAAAATCTGTCATTATCAAAAAATGGAGTAAGAGTTCCTTTCTGACTATCTGTTTGAAAATCTATTTTTACCAATTGAGTATTAGGACATCTTAAAGATATTGCTTCAAAGAATTTCTTAACCAATGGACTAGACTCCTGAGAACTACCATTCGATATGTAACTAAATATCATTGGATATTCTATGCCAAAAAAGGTGAGCTGCTTTGCTTCATCGTCATTGATATAAACATTCTCTGCAAAAGCACTTATCAACTTATTGCCAAGCGTTGAATAGAACTGAGAAGGACTAGAAAAGTTTCCTATGAAATTATTTACCTTTTCACTGAAAACTAAAGTAACTCTATTTGTTGCAACTGGATTATTAGCACTATTGGGATCATTACTAGGATCTTCAAAATTAAGTTCAGCACCCATATAAGTAAAGGTGAATAATATCTCAGCATTAGTTTCATCATATCCAATATTAATATCAAGTAGATTTTTTGTTACTGCTGTTATTAAATCAGTGATATACTTATAGTTTAGTTTAGAAACAGTAAGATCTTCAACTGCTAATAATTGCTTTCCTTCAGGGGAAGCACCAGTAGATATTCTCCAAATCTTCATATTCTTTATATCGACACCATAAAGATAATTTGGAGTTTCTAGGATATGATCTCTATTCTGAGCACCATAAGAAGCTTTCTGGAAAAATTCTTCATAGATAAACTTTTCAGAACTCCCAAGGACTAAATCAAAATCACCTCCACCTTTTTCATTAACATAATGTTGATTGATTGAATCATGCTGAACAGTAACTAACATTCCTGTAATATTATAAACGCCTACGATCGGACCAAACTGTTCATCGAAATCTTGATATTGATTTGCTCTAAACTTTTTAAAGGCATTAAAATAAGCCCCAGAAACGCGTTTGTCAGAACTTCTAAGCCTTGTTGGATAGATATTGCTTTTCTCAGGAGAAACGTCGTCATACCCAACGTATCGCTTTACAGAGTTATTATTCGAGTATCCAGCGTTCAATAAAGTAGATTCATACATATCTTTTTCAGCAGAACTTGTAATAGCCCATTCTGTTATTCTATCATTCTCATATGGGAGGAAAGAATAATCACCGGCTAATTCTACATCGGCAATAGCTTGTCTTGATCTTGCAAAAATATTTATATCAGTCTTAACATAAAACTCCAAGTAAGAACCATGCTGATATATCCTTGATGAATTGACACCAACAGAATGTAATCGTAATGCTCCAAACCATTTATGGCCACGCATCATAAATTTTCCAGTATAGGTATCTGCATTAAATATTTCAATACTATTTAATTCAGTTTCTTTAGGAATAAATTGACTTACTTTTTGATAAAAAGTACTTCTTATTTGAAAAGAAGCCTGAACTGAAGTATCATATTCGCTATCATCTTTATATTTAAATAGCCTAGATAGTTTTGCTTTGAATCTGAAATCAGAAATAATATTTTGATCATCTTCTTGCACTTCTCCAGATGAAAAGACTTTAATATAATCTATATCTCCCACAAAAGAATCAGATATAATTTTTATACTTTCTAAATAAGGAAATGAACTTTCATCTTCAGTTGCATGAAATTCAGCTAAAGGAATAGATACGAAATACTCTTTATCTTCATCCATATATTCTGTTGCTGGTTCTTCAAAACCTCCGTCTGGTACCACAGTAAAGACTACCTGAGCTCTTCCAGACACATAATTTGATACTGCTATTTTCACAGTAATCATAATAGGATAATCAGCTTCAACAAAAGTTGGAATATTCAAATTTATAAGATCGTCAGAACCTCCATTAGCATGAGCATTATCACCACTTAAACTCCATGTATCATTATCTAAAAAATTCCAAGAATTAGCTCCTGGAAATAAACCATCAGCAAAAATACCATCTGTAGTTTCATCAAAAGAACTATCATCTGCAGTATCATCAATATCTCCACAATCCAATCCTATATAATTACTAAACATAGCACTTCTTGGAGAAACAAACCATCCTCCACTAGGAGTTTCTTGATTATTAGTTGCGCCTTCATCAAGATATCTATCAGGAATAAATGCAGAAAAAGAACCATTAGATTTCTTAGTTCCTTTTTTCACGAAATGAGCAGAAGCTTTTAAAGTATCTATATTCTTTGGAAATGATAATACATCTTGTTTAAATCCATAATATGTTGTAGCATTTTTAATACTATTTAAAACAGGATTTCCTATTATATAATCATAAATATGAAAGTTTACTTCATCACCATCAAGATATGAAAGATTACTAATATCATCAAAGATTGTTTCGGGGCCAAAAAATGCTAATTTCTTTTTAGTCTTAGTACTACATTTTGCAAAACAAGAACTATATCCTGATTTTAATTCTGAACTATCTACAGTTTGAGTAGGATATGTATTCTCAAAAAAGGTATTAGGTATTGCGTATCCATCTTTAGCACCGGCTTGTCTATTATAAAAATAGTTAACCGTTCCAATAAGATTAACTGCATCAAACATAGGAACTACAATTCCTGAGGCTATTTGATTTTTTATTCTTTCACCACGAACAATATAGAATCCTATAATGTCTTTATTTTCAGATAATAATAATTCATTTTTTAAATCTTCAATATCGATATTAACACCTAAATGTTTATTATAATTGGCAGTATCATCTTCCCATATTTTCACCAATCCATGCTGATACATCTCAAGTCCTTTTGAAGAACTTAAAGGATAAGCATCCGTTTCTCTACCATCAGCAAAAGCAAATACAATAGCATATGGATAAAATTCTTTATTCATATGACAAGCATCAAATTCATTTTCTCCTTCAATAATAAGTTTTGAAGCAGTACTTGCATATGCTTTCTTTGCTAATTGAGCATAGTCCTTATCATAATCACTACTCTCCCAATTAGCTCCAATATATCTCCCTCGAAATATAGTTTGGGCTTTACAAATATTATCAATAGAAAGAATAGCTGCAATTTCATCAAGTGATATTGTTTCTAATACTTCCCTACCTGTAATATGAATTTCAGTATCATTTAAAGTAGAGTAATAGTTACTTACTAAAAAAGATTCATAAAAAGATTCATCACCTTGATTTCCTGTAGCTAAGACATATCCTATTTGGAAATAATCGTAATTCGGATCTAATCCGGAAAGAGTAATAGTTACTTCTTTTGTTGTCTTACTTAAAATGCCATTCTTAGATTTATATTTACCAATACGATTTTCTCCGGCTCTACTTACAATAGAAACTATATCACTTTGAGAAATGAATAAAGTAGTATCAAAAGACTTATTGGAATATCTTAGAAAGAATTGATAATTGCCTGGCCTTAATTCTCCACCATTATTAATTAATAGAGAATCAAATATTGCAGGTTTATTAGAACTATTTAAAAGACGAATACTATTTGGCAATGATTCATATGGTACTGATCTATCAATAAAATCACCAAGACTATTGAAACAATTGTTAACAACATAAGTAGAGTTTAATCTATCATTAAGATAAATATCTACAGTCCCATCGTAACTAGATGAAAACTTCAAATCTACTTTACGACCATCATAACCTAATTTATTACCAAAATTCCAAGTCCCAGAATTATATCTTAAAGGGCCATATGAGTTTTGAAAGCCATCAGCCAAAGGAGGAACACTAGGATAAGATCCTATTTCAACTATGGAACCTTCTTCTTTAAAAAGAACTAGATATAAAATGTTATTGTATTCTTTGGCTCCAATTATCTTATAATCTGATTTGATTTGAAATAAAATTCGATTTCCTTTTACTGGCTTTGCAACCATCATATCTCCTTGCTTTGTAATGCGAACATTCATAGTAGGAAATACCCATGATTGATTGTCAATATCAATAGCATTTAAATCTGATACTATCCCTTTTATAAATCTATTCACAAAATTTGCCATATTTCCTTTTTTTACTTGTGTTATACTATTAAATCTATTAAAAGATTACCTAGTAAATATTATTAAACATCTAAATCTGGTCGATAATTAAATTGATTCAATTGCCATTGGCTCGACTCTTCCATCTTTGCTTCTTGTTCCCGCAACTTAGCTTGCTCTTGCTCATATTGAAATTGAGCAGCTCCACCAAGTCCTGTCAGGCCTGCTAAAGCCCTTAATCCAGAACCTTCTCCACCTTGTTCTAAAGCCCTAATTGACATACTCATGGGATCAAATAAACCCCCAGCTTGCATATAGAACTGACCATAGCCTTCTTTTTGATTATAACCATATTTATTATATTGATTATTTCTATTCATTGCAGAACCGACAGTACTTCCTATAGCATCAACAGCCCCGAAGATAGCTCCAAAAGTTCCGGTTGAAGAAGCAATACCACTTTTAATTCCTTTAGCTGCATCCGACTGTCCACCATATCGTAAGTTATAATCTGTATTTCCAGAATCAATTCCTGCTTGAGCGGCTGCTCCTGCCATTTGAATATAGGGAGAAGCACTTTCTACATTATCCATTGTGAAACCAGGTTTTTTAGTAGGATTATACAAACTAGCTAAATGGTCTGCAGAAGTAGGTAATGTTGTATTCCTTTCCGGAACTTTTAAAAATGTTTTTTGTCCTAGACCTGCCATTATACACCCTCCTTATATTGTGGAACCCTACCTATCATTGGAAGCATATTCCCATTAACAATATTCATCAACTCAAAATCAGCTCTAGAATAATAACGAAGATCCTGAGTAGCTATATTACAAGCCCTTTCATATTCTTCGTCTATTACAGACCATCGTTGGCCATCAATATCTCCATTAAGATAATCTTCTAAATGTGAGTTTTTAATACAACTCCATTCACAAAAAAGTTCATGACCTCTTAAAATCAAAACATCGCCAGTGATAGGATCTACAGGAGTGCCCTTATAATCTATATACAGATATTCTTCATTGCTAGGCTGTTTAAGATAAATCAATGCTCCATTTTGATGAAACGCAGGTCTTGAACCATGCTCGAAATAAACATCAATAACAGAATGAATATTACATGGTAACTTTACATTGATTTTATTCTTAATTTCTAATTTTATCTTGATGAACTTAGTAAAATATTCATGCTCTCTCAAAATATCATTTTCAGCTTCGGCACACCAATCATGAACTGTATCAGGATTGAATTCCTTTTTCTTAAATTTCTTTGACAAACGAGTCACTATCTCTAGATGATTCGTAAATTTGAATGTATTAATCATTTTCCAATTTGTATTTTTTACCTTGTTTAATAAGGCGATTAAATAATAACGAATACTTTTCTCCTAAATAAAAATAATACATATAAGAAGCTTTTCCTAGAGTAGTGGATCGAGGTATTGTAATATATGGTAAGAACTCAATCCCTTTAAATTTCTTGCTATTTACTGATCTATTTCCAATGAACAAATAAATATTCGCGGTACCTAGTTTTACTTTATGGCCATCAAGAATATCTTGTATCATCATTTTGAAATACATCTTTGTAATCTTAATTATCAATAGATTCTTAACTCTTAATCGATACTCTGGTTTTACTTTAAGGAATATTCCTCTTTTAAGATATGATCTATAATTTAATCGAAACCCTTTCCAATAACTTCTATCATTGTCAAACAAAGGAATATCATCACAATTGATAATATCAGAAAGCTCATACTCTCGATATCGTTCATCGTAACCATCCTTGTATTTTAAGTTTCTGTAAATCATCCTTCTAATTTCTTTTTAAGATATTCTTTATACCAACCAAATCTATGAACGACATTACCTCTTGTTTCATCGGTTTCTCCAATGGGTAATAGTGCTTTGTAAGCTTCCCATCGTTCTTTTATTTGATCAGAGTATAATTGTTCCAAATGGAATAAAGTGTCCTGCTGCTGCAGTGTTTTTAATTCCTTAGTAAGTATTCCTATATGCTCAGGGATTGCAATTTCTTTGTCTAACTCTGGGATGTAAACAAGATGATGAAAACAAAAAGGTTTATCAATTACAAAACGTGGCTCACATTCTCTCATTTCACTACTGACATATAAGTATTGATGCTTATGTAAAAACCAATAACCATCTATCTCAAAGGTAGCAACCATTTCTACAACCAATAATATTTCTTCATTGATCGAACAGTCATTATTGTTGTTGTTCTCCTCTATCATTGTTTTTAGGTTGTCTTATTTGTCCACCAGGATTATCATTTGCATCGTTAAGATCATCAGCAGGCAATCCTAACATTTGATAAAGATCCTTCTTTACTAACAACTCTAAGGTCATTTCTGATTCTTTTGGCAATGGATAAGTCTTAGTATCCATGAATCCACAAACGTTGCTAGGAGAAGCTGTAATCGCTATCAGTGATAATGTTCTTGTGCCATCAAATTTATGATAGTATAATTCATTACCAATACGAGCATACTTTCTTACCTTTCGGCCCCAACGATCATCTTTAGATACTAATCCTGAAAAGTCAATCTTTTGATAAGGAACTTGTAAAGAAGCTAATCCAAAATATTTTATTGCTCTGTCAATATCTAGTAGTTCAGGAATCTTTACTTTCCATAAACCTGAATCTGCTGAAATAGTAAGTCCTTCAATAACACATTCATTAACTACACATTCAGGAGTTAAACATTCAATAAGTTGGTAACACGATTCTAGTAATTGCTTTTCCTGAGCAATCTTTTTAATTACAGTTGCTCGGTACCCATCAAGCTTATCTCCTAGCCATTCTCTAGCATTGAATAAAGCATGATCGTCTGTCATTTTAAACTTCGATACTTCCTGTATCAAGGAATCTATTATTTGAACCTTACTCTTTGCCATGGCCTTTATTTTAAAAAAGGGGAAAGGCAATTTGCCAATCCCCTTTAATATGAATAATTAAACTTCGATTCTATTATGCTTTCCAATAAGCAATTAACTCATTGAAATTAGTATCAGCGGCAAAACCAGCAGATCCTAATTCAGCATTATAATCAGAGGCATCCCAATAATCCTTAGTAAGCTCAGAAGTCAAAATATACAAATTCACAGAATTCATATGTTTGATATCGGAACCGGGAGTTTGATTATTATAAGCATCAGAAGAACTAAAGACATTAATCTTAGTGTAAGCAGCTCCGGCAATTGGTCTGTCAGCAGGAGAGAACATAGCTAATTCGCCATGAGAACCTGAATTTCTAACAATAGCATCAATCTCGGCAGAAGTAAGGAATGGATATACAGGAGCAACAAGAACAGTACTTGAAATTAATGGTTGACGAACAAAAGTGTCAAAACTAATTTCAGCATCTTGGCCGATAAGACCTAACATTACATTACTGAAAGTTAAAGAACCTGCAGTTGTTGGCTCAGTATAGGCTACTCTGTAAATAAGAGCAAAAGAAGAAGCTGAGATAACATAAGCATAAGCTTTTGTTCCAGCATTAATAGCGGCTACCATAGCTGTAACATTAGCAACAGCAGCATAAGTAGTACCATCAATAACAATATTGTCAGCAGCAGCATAACCTGTAACAACAACAGCGGCACCACCTTTTACCCAAGTATTTTCAGGGTCAGAATAAATCTGATTAGAAATATTATCTATGATAGAAATCATAGAAGCTTGAGTGATATAGCCACCAGAAGTAGCAACAGAATAAGTATTTCCATAAGTAGGAGCAGCATAATATGCAGCTTTGTCTACTCCAGGATTCTTATATTTAGGATCAATACGTACAGTCTCGTCATAAGCTGTAGTATCTGAAGGGGCAATATTGTTTAAAGCTAAAAGGATTACTTTAGCAGTACCGGCAGAAGCAGGGGCTGCAATAGAACCAAAGTCTATAGTTACTTCGCCATGAGCAAAGAAGCTATAACCATGTTTCTTGAAAAATAAAACCTTTTCGGATTTTAGTGTATCAGTGTAAACACCGAAGTCACTAGCAGAAAGAGAATTAATTAAAATATCTCTTTTTATTTCTGATAAATTTCCCATTTTTTATTAATTTAAATTTTGTTTGAGGGCTTGTTCGTTAAGCATTGTTTGATAACGTGGATCCCGATTCTTTTCTAAAAACTCTTGAGCTGCTTTTTCTGCTATTTCTTGGGACTGTTTGTCTTTGAACTGTAATAACTGTGGGGCTTGTCCTGCAACGAAATTTACCTTGGTAGGATATTTGTAATAATCAAGATACATTTCTATTCCATAAGACTTGCTTAATCCAGAATCTAAACCTGTGAATAATTTTATAATGCCATTCTGATAGGCAAAATATGTTCTGGAATCTTTTGGCTTAGTATAAAAGCTAGCTTCAATAGCAGAAGCTCTATCGGACTTCCATAAACCGGGACCTATTAAAGAAGAACTTGGACCATTAGGAAAGCAAGTACTATCTACATATTGAATTCGAAATCTTGCACGAACACCTTGAAAGTAATCGGCTGGTACTTCAAACTTATTTTTGATAGTCCCTGCTATTGGATAAATAGGACTTTCCTGTGATACAAATAATTCTCTCAAATCATCAATTCTAGACTGAACAAAATCATTAGCAGGTAATTTTAATTTTACCCAATTAATAAGAGCTGCATTGTAAATCAAATTGAACACTTCAGGAACAATCGTATGAGTCTTATACTTATTGACTAAGTTTAAAAAATACTTGTATGCTTCTTGATCAGTCATGATAACGATTATTTATTCTCATTAGGATTTTCATCTTTGTCGGACTCTAAAGACTTAGCGAACAATACATCTTTCGATTGTAAGCTTTTCTTCCAAGCCAAAGCAAGAAGATGATTACCTTTTTTAGACAAATGACTTAATACTTCTCGTACAGAGGAACCTAAATACTTATCTTCTTTGTCAACAAAAGAACCAGCTTTAACAAAGATGATTCCATAGTGGACTAGTTTCAAAATAAATAGTTCTTCACTTGTTTCTTTATTGAAGAATTTTTTCACATCAGCAGGATACTTTTCACAAAGTTCATACACTCTATCTTCTATAATAGCATCAGCTGCATTTAAAGTAGAATAACTTGTATTCTTATTGTGATTGATGTAAATAAATAATTCATAGAAACTTTCTTTCGTAAGCTTGTTAAAGACAAGTTGTTGAGCCTCCAAAATAATTCTTCTATGAGAATTTCTTTCTTGAGCATCACGATTATCATCTACCAAAAAGAATAGATGTTTACCCGGAATGATCTTATCCTTTGATGTAGCAACTTTTTCAGTTTGTCCCTTAATAAAGAATTCATATTTCTCTTTATCAATAGGATTTACATAATTGCCATTATCATCTGTAGAGAGATTAAAAGTAGTAGCTCTGCTAATAGCAACACCACGAAACTTATTCGGGTCCATCACTATAGGAAAGTGATACTTTTTTCGATCTTCATCTGTCAAAGGATCTAACATTTCAATTTGTCTTTTCGTTAATCCATTAGGATTATCTACGCTTCTTTCTTGGCCAGTTACGTAATTAGCAATTCTAGGATCTTCATATGGTAAAGCCCAATACACTTCTCCTTTTTCATATCGCTTATCACAAGCAGCCACTTTAACTATTTTCTCCATTTCTAAATTATTTACTGATTAAATAAATCTTATCTGTATTTCATTACAGGTTTGAACATGGTAGCAACACCGTCAAGGTTACGATTAACAATACCTGACTGAGCTAGAATATGGTGATGTGTACCGTCAATAGAGTTGGCCATTTCACCACCTTTATCGATACCCGATACAGAACCCATTTTAAATGAACGACCTGCAAGAGTAATTAACTCTACTCCATTTTCACCATCGCTAGTGTTTGATAGAGAAACAAGAACGGCATCCCAATGACTAGGAATAGTACCATCAGGCATAGTAATTTTTGGCCTATCAGGATGAGAGAACCAAGAAGAACGAACAGCAATAATACGAACACCACCAAACTCATAATAAGAGTAAGTATCGGCTAAACCAGCACCATCAGCAGTCATTTCCCAAACCTTATCTGTAACAGATAAAATTCTTTCTGCTCTCATTAATCTTTGGAATGAATAATAGTTAGCATCACCCATTAAGGCAACAACTTCCATTTTACCATTCTTTCCTGACTTGATACGCATATCAGCCAACATACCTTCAAGCAATGCTCTGTTCCACTCATGAATAGGATAACGGAAAGCTTTATCACCTTGATACAACAAACCGGAACCAATCATTACTTCACGACCACGACTGTCCTTAGAAAGAACATCACCATCAATAGAAACGTTTCCTTGACCGAAGATGTTTGCATACTCAATAGCAGAACCCCAACGTCTCATCATTTTATCTTGAGCCATTGTTAAGAAAGCAGGAGCACCGGAATTAGACATAACCCATTTTCCAGACTCTTTCATAGAAGCAGCGTAACCAGAATGAGAATACTTCATACGTTGAAGTGTCATATAAGAATGACCCCATCCATCAAAAGTATATTTCTCATAAGCAGTTTCAGAGAAGTCATGCTCAAAAGCAGTCATTACGAAACCAATTTCAGAACCTTCAACCAAAAGATCGGTATCAATAAAATTGTCTCTAGAATCAGCAACCAATTTAAAATTGATTTGGAATGATCCATTAGAAACTTGTTGAGGAATACGCTCATCATAAATCCAGCCTAAAGTTTGGCCATCACCAAATTCAAATACATCTTTAGGAGCCAACCATTCAATGTCAACCCAAATAGAAACTACAGATTGGTTTTTGCCAGGAGCAGTAGGATAAGCATCACATAAGAAAGTAACACCTGTAGGGCTTTTAGTTAATCTCACAATCTTACGATCAGAAGATTCAATACGGAATTGAACGTGATTTTGACTCACTACTTTGTAGGAATCATTACTAACGCCATTGGCTAATTTTTTACTAAACATACCACGGTCAGCTAAAATAGCAGACAAAGGAGTTAAGTCATTTCTCCATAAGCGAGTAATGCCAGGAAGAATATCAGGATCTGATACCATATGCTTTGTAAGCATATATGAATCTATTGTAGAATTCGCTACGTGAGGAGGAGTTCCATTTAAATATCTCATGATTTTTAATTTTTAAATTTTAATAAAAATCAGCAGCAGTAGGAAGTTTTAGATTACCCGCAAATTGATTGCCGGGTTTCTCGGGATTTAGACTAGTTCTTTTTAAAATATCAAGAGCCGCATCAGATTTGATACTGCTTAATATCTCTTTCATAAGAGCTCCATCTTTTCGAACAAAAAGAAAGGCTTTAAAAAGATTGGCCTCATCGTTGAATAAATCATACAAAGGCCTGTTTCCGTTATCATCGTAAGTACTCAAAACTTTGAATTCATTAATAGCATCGGTTAAATCGGATTCACCAAGGTCGAGTCCATTAATATTCTTATTTTCAGCAAACTGTTTAGAAACTCTGTCTATCTCAAGATTTGTTGCTTCCTGCATCTTGTTGATTGCACTTTTTCTCTCTATAACTTTTTGCTGATTTAATACTTCAATTTGTTGATTTCGTTTTGAAGTAAGCAAAGACTCTTTCTGTTTTCTTTTTTCAGTCATTTCGATTCGGCCTAATCGATTTAACTCGGTATTTATATCTTCATCGGACCAACCGTTTGGATTTTCTTCGGATTTACCGTTTTCCATTTTGTAGGCTTCGAATAAAAATGTTTTATCATCCATTTTAGTAAAATCCACTGCTTGTTTAGCATATTGATCAACCCATTCTACAGGATCGAAATCAGGATTTACTCTTTTATTTGCAATATAATCTTTTATAAATGCATCTTCTAATTCAGGAACTCTAGTGTTCTCATGAATAGTTTGCAATAAAAAATTAAATTTTTCAGCTCTTGTTAAAGGAGCATCTCCATTTTTACCTGTTCTAATAGGTTCAGGAATTTCATACTTTGCTGTGTCTGTGCTTAATCTTTCAGCCATTTCAGCCCAGTAATCATCAATTACATCTTGGCTAGATTGACTTCCTTGATTAGCAGCAGCTTCTGCGGCAGCTTGAGCAGCGGCAGCTTCTGCAGCAGCATTGTCAACTTGAGGGAATGGATTATTAATATAATCTGGTTCGGCAGGAATATTTTCTACTTGTGCTCCTACACCTCCCCCTTCTTCTCCGGGTTCATAAAAAACCGTTCTTTCTTTGAAATTTTTCATCTTTTAACTTTTCAAAATTAATAATAATTATTTAATTAATCTTTTATTTTTTCTTTACTCTGTTTTTTTGTGCTAGAATTGGTTGCTTTCTTCATATCAGCTACGTGCTTTTGAGTACCTTGCTTTTCATTTAACATTAATTGCTGTTCTGCAATCAAAGCTTCAAGCTTTATTCTTAGATATTCTAATTCTTCATCAACTGTTGATGCGCGATTCTGTTCCTGAAGATAAGTAGCTTCCGTTTCTCTCTCACTAGATAGTTCTACTAACTTCAAATTCTTATTAGTTTCTATCTCTTTTAATTTTAACTGAACATCTTCAGCTTGTTTAGATCGTTGAAATTCCAACTCTGCCATTCGGGCCTTGATATCTTGTTCTTTCAAAGCCATTTCAACTTGATTCTTCAATTCTTCTTTTTGAAGTTCTGACTGATATTGATTATTTGCAGCCTCAGCTTGTGCTTTCTGAACTTTGTTAGAAAAGTATTCTAATTTCTTTTCCAACTCTTTTAATGATTCAGTAGTATATACTTTCATCATGGAAGTAAAAGGCATCTGTCCTCTTTGATATTCACCAGCGGCCAAAGCTTCAAGCTTACGTTTAATATCAAATTGTTTTTTATTATTCTGAATGAATATTTTAATCTGTGCATTTTTATTATCAAATTCAGGAACTTTGAAAATAGTCGTTCCATTTAAATCGTCAGTAGGGACACTTAACAATTCACCGGGTTTTAGCAAATGATTCATATGAATATTTACAGCCATTTCTAGAGCCTTAGCATCGAGATCATCATGACTATAATGCAATGTTTCAGTAACTAAGTTTGCCATGTTTACAGCTTGCTCGTTAGTACCTACTTGGTCGGTAGAAACAGTTTGGCCTACACGCTGTCTAGGAACACCCATGATCATTCCCATTTCTTCGGAAACATTAGCCATCATATTATCTATCTGGCCTACCCCGGGAGAGATACTATCATCATAAGACTTCCATTGGTTATAATTTGAACCAATATTTTTTCCTGTTTTTGTTTTAGTCTGGATATAGAAAGAGCCTTGTTTCCTATGATAACGCTGCTCTAATAACGACATATCAGTAGGCTTCTGACTAATATCAATGATTTGTCCTTTTACTCCAGAAACGGCAACATATAACTCTCTATGATAGTTAAGCACTTGATAAAGTTCATTTAAGTCTTTGGTATCTTCAATAAGAGAACTTGGCTGATCAGAAATAGATGAATAGGATTTACCTACTACTGGCAAATAAACTTTTGATAAGTTATTAGAATCCCTTGGTTGAATTTCATCTTTTTCAAATCCAATGTAAATATTTTTGTTAATGATAATGCCATAGTATCTTTCAGATAAATATCTTACTTCAAGTTTTTCTCCACGGTCTGTTCTTAATGGACTTTCTTTTATATTTTTTTCGTCAACGAAATGTATATGAGGTCTTGCTGGATTATATTTATTTATAGAAATTCTAGCATATAGTTTCTTTTCTAACTTATACCAAATCTTTAATACTTCAACTGATTCATCATTAAAAGAACCATTGAAATAATTTCCATCTTGGATTAATAAAGCACCACTACCTTGATGGTCTTCTTCCGAAGGATTTGTTGAAGCGAACACTGGATGAAAATAAGAACCCCCTCCTTTTGTTTTAAGACTTTTAATTTCCGTAGAAGTTAATAAATCACCATATAGTCTTACAACATCAGAATAAGAATATTGTTCTTTAATAGCAACCCATGGTCCTTCCTGAATCCATTTTACATTTTCTATTCTAGGATAGATTATAGAAAAGCTATCAAGAGATTTAATAGTAACACTTACATCACCTCTTTCATGATTTACATAATAAGCAGGTTTTCCTGTTACTAATCGAGAAACAAAAGATCGATTCGATTCGGATTTGAAATCAGTTTCTTTCTGAATCTTTAAAGCTATATATTGTGCTGTTACTTCTACAAAGTCTTTTGCTTCATAAGTGAAAAATTCATTTAGCTTTTCAAGCTTATCGCTACTAAATATTTTTTGGTTTTCTAATTGGCTCTCAATGACTGAAATCTTAGAATTGATAAAAGGCATCTGCATTTGTAATTGCTGTTGCTGTAGAGCTTCCTGTTCGTTCTCAGGCTGCTTCTGAACCATCTGTTGCATTTGCTGCTTTTGCATATTAAGCGTTTCCAGCTTTGCAATAAAATTTGAATCATATTCTTTATAGGCGTTGAACATATAGTTTACCATTCCCATTGCTTGAGCATGAAACTTTCTATTAATGCCAGCCTGATCACTTACTGATATGTTATAAATAAATGGTCTTAGTTCTTGAGTAGAAATTAAAACATTAAGATTCTTTCTTTGAATTGGAATCCAACGAAATTTAGCCGGATAAGTATATTCTACTTCTTTTCCTTTTTCTTTTCCTTTTATAGAAGTAAAATAAGAATAGTCTTTAGGATTATATTTATTGAAAAACAATTTCCAATGCAAAATATCATTACCATCATAGGCATATGTATTTGCTTTGTCAACCCATTGTTTTACATTTTCGTTTATAGTGGTTACTCTTTTCATATTATAATATTGTTTGAACTATATTACCATTATGCATTTTATAAGATATGCCATATGCTTCTTCTTCTTCGTCTTCATCCTCTGATGTTCCTATATGCTGTTCATCATATGCTAATATTTGGCATAAGCTAGAACTGATTGTAATATCACAGTTATAGCCGTGGGGCCCTGGATTATATCTAAACATTGCTAAAGCTTCTATTTGGTCAATATCATCCATCTTATTAATATTCTCAACTGTCAAAGCATCGCGCATTTTTGTAAGCCAAACACTCTTTGTACTTGCATCAATACCATATCTATTTGAAGCTTTACTATCATCAACATATGAAGCTAAGAAAAATTCAGGTCTTTCTTTAAGTAAATATTCGAAACCATTATCGGTATAATAGTGAACAATTAAGAATTTTGTATATTCAATAAGTGTAATAGCATTATAATAAACAGAAAGCATTAAAGCCCATTCAAACCAGCGATTAGCACCTCCCTCTCCTTCAGTTGGCCGTTCCGTAATACGAGCAACATATTTATTATAAGTATCATCAATATTATTAAATGTTTTCCATATCTGAATACTACCTTCCGAAGTAGATGTATGAGCTTCATTTTGATCGTAACTATCAACACCGCCTTTATAAAGACCTTCAATTACGCATCCATTTCTTCCTATACGAGGGTGCTCTAAAATATGACACCAATTATGTTCTTCACTTTCTACAAATTCAACACCTTTATATTTATCAGTAGGATCTATCCATTGGAGATAACCTCTTTGATGAAATATCTTTGTCTTATTTGATAAGATAAAAGTTTTTCTTTCATTAAGATAACCTATGATTTGAGGACCAAAGTAACCGGCTGTACTTATTAAGAAAGATTCAGAAGGAGTTAATGGCATAGCTGTAGTATTTGTATATCTAGCAGCAGCAGACATTGTTTCTCTTTCTTTCAAAATAGTATCTTTAGAAATTTTCACTAAAGAATTCCCATCAGTATCTACTATGTAAAAATAGAACGCTGGGATGAAACACGCTACCTTTTCTTTACTGTAATTTTTCTCATATTTATTATCAAACTCAAGTAGGTCATTTCCTTTAGGATCGTAGAACATCTTCTGTACAGTAGATACTCCCTTTTCCATATCACCACCGGTACCTAGTAAATAAGCCCAACCTGTTTTCTTTCTTTTACCATGTTCGTCAGATTCTGCAATAAGAGAAACTTTAACGTGGTCATAAGCTTTTTGTAATAATCCTTTTTGCCAAATACCATCTTCTTCGAAATAAATCAATGACGGAGAAAGAGAAGATACAGCCTCAGCATTATTCATTGCCGTTCTGCCATAAATCTCACATCCTGTATATTTAGCTTTGATATATTCTTTTGGTCTATAAGTATCTACTTGAATATGGAATTGAGTATTAGATAAATGCTTTAATCCCCTTGTAACAAAGTTCATAAAGTTAAAGGTATATTTTTCTTCACCTGATACGATTACGGATTGACTATTTGGAAACCAAGTAAATTCATAGGCTACATCAGAAGCAGCCATTTCAGACAAACCAAACTGTCGTCTCTTTTGCCACATATTATTTTTCTGCATAAAAACAGAATATTCTCTGACTAAAAAAAACTTTTCAAATCCAGCATCAATAAATCTAGGATTACCTAATATTTTTCTTCCATTAGGACCGGCTAATTTAATGGGCCAAAAATTAAGAAACCAATACATTCTTCCGGGGATCCAAACATCTTCATTAAAGTTAGTAGCATTTTTAACTACATATCCTTCTCTACATCTTTTAGCTTGTATCTCCCACCATGGATCATCAGTAATAATATTTGAAGACTCAATAAATTCGTTTCTTTTAGCTTCAGAACTATAAGGAACTTCTAATGGATTGATATGAAATAAATCGCCTTCATGGGGAAGATCATTCTCATAGATAACTGGAGAGAATCGCTTAGTATCAATATATCTTCTATCATCATTGTGCTCAATGAATGTCAAGATATACTTATCAACGAACTCCTGTGTTAACTCATTTGATTTCATAACTTTCCTCTATCTAATAAACTTCTACCAGCTTCAACTTTTTTCTCAATTGATTTGGTCTTAATTTCTTCTTTAAGCAATTTTCTTATTTTGATAATCTCACCAATAGCAACTAAAGCATCTTTCTTTTGTTTATAATTACTAATCTGAATTTCTTTTTTAATCCTTTTTAATGTAGTCTCTTTACTTCCATCATATGTCGGAACTTCAATTTCTATATCAACATAGTCTTCAATAAAATATTTAATATCTTTTAAATGCAAAAGTATTTCTTCAATTTCGTTTTCTAAAGCAATAACAGCTCTTTCCTCAGCATCATATTGTAATGCTTCATAATATTTTTTGAAAGAATCAAAAGCATCATTTTCTTCAAATTTCTTCCAATATAACGAATCACCAAAATATTTGTAAGAAACTTCTCTAGCTCTATCCTTTATAAATAATGATGAATACATACTTCCTTTTTTATACATGAAGTAAGCGTAGGTAATAGCTTCATTGAAAAACTTTTTACCTGAACTTCTATCATTAGTATAAAGAGTCTTTAATGGACCCGGAACTAGATGAGAATCATCTTCTACTACTATTTTACCTGCTTCAAACTTTAACATAGTTTTGATTTAAAAGCGAGGCCGAAGCCCCGCTGTTATTTTTACCTTGATTATGCTTGTATTTTTTTAATATCAGCAAGCATTTCAAAAGCTTCACCCATTTGAATAAGTGCACCAAAGACTAATTCAATTATAGCTTCCACATTTTTATTTCGAAGATCAAATTCACTTGCAAACCAAGCAGAAAGTTCAGCTCTATCTGCTGCAGTTAAAGCAAGATACTCTTCTTTAATTGCTTTCCAATTTTTAAATACTCCGATAAATGGTACAAGGTTTACACCAATACCAATACCTTCAATGACAGTAAATTGACCATCTTCGAAAGCATCATCTGTTTTCTCTACTACTGTTACCACTTTTGAAATGGCATTCTTTAAATTATCCATTTGTACAAATTTTAAATTTTGGGACTATTCCCTATATTTTTATAACTAGTTTGTGCCTTTTTAGTAGCATTATTTACTGTATCTGACTTATATCCTTTATGTAGTACTCCTACTCCCAGAAAGATATCAGCAGCGTAGCCGGCAAACTTTAATACTTCAGGATCAACTAATTCTGGAGCAAAAGCTTTTATTCCTTGGATTCCTAGAGTGGTAATAGCCCCTATAATAACTTTCTTTCCACTAAGATATTCCCATGTTTTTTTTAACCATTTCATAGCTTATCGAGTCTCCTAAACCCTAATACTTGTGAATATAAATATTTCGATACTCTTACTTCATTACTCTGATTTCCTCCTAGCACATAAACCCATCCTTCGCTTGCCCCAAGGAATATCCCAACATGACCTTGCCA